ACGGTGTAGTCGTTGGCTGTAACTAGCGTAGCTTTTCCCCAAGTGTTGCCTATTTCAAATTTCAGGACTTGCCAAGTGTGATCAGGGGTAGATGGATTCGCCACATAATCCGCTTGGTCTGTCCATGTAAGGACTCGGAGAATTGCTTGCCCTTTTTGATTTTCTAATCCGTCTTTGAGAATATCGTCTATATCGCGCATTTTTTTACCAAAGGCTAAACAAAACGCCGCTTAGCGGCGTTCTAAGAAGTTTCTCGTATTTTTTTCATGCCCAAGTGGCGTATCCCGCTCCTATACCTTTACTTAACTGATTTCTGAAAAGCGCAAGGTTCTTTTCTCCAATTTTCAGCAGATTATCAGCCACTTGAGGATTTAGGTTGATTGATTCGGTCGTGGATGTTGCGCGGGCAGTCAAGGCGAATCCGGATGCGCCTAATGCTAGGGCATCTTCATCCCAAACGGTCGTTTCTGTTGCGCTATCTAAATCTTCGATGGTATGGGGGCGGGTGTAGTGTAAGGTGATAGTCTTTCCGCTCTCTATATCCTTGTTAACGTGGATGTACCAGCTATCCGCTTGCTGAGTAGCGTAAAAGGCGAGATTATCGCCTTCATCACTTCCATCATCTAGAACAGCTTTGAAGATGAGCAAGATTGTATCTGTGACAGCTGTACAGGGAATGTCTCTGTCTCCGTTGGACAAAATATCCCCTGTTAAAGCGTAGGGGCGCAGATGGTTGTATTCTGTAAGTGCGTCTTGAAGAGCCGAATCTATTTGCGCTTCGGAGAATCTGTCGCCATCGGGATCGTTAAGCTTTGCGAGAATCTTCGTTCTCATTTGGGCTAAAGTGGACATAGGGGAATCCAGTTATAGGGTTATTTGGTTTTGAGGGCGGCTAGAGCATCTTGGTCGTAGATTACTTGCTTCCCGTCCACGTAGGCGGCTACCAGAACGCCGCTGGCGGCGAATTTCGCTCCTAGCACTTCTACATCAGGTCTAAGCTGTTCCGCTGCGTCATGCGCCTGTGAGCGATTGGGGGCTTTCTTTAGCGTTTCGTTCTCGGCTTGTAATTCCATAATCCGCTGAACGGCGTTATCCAGTTCTGCTTTAAGTTCGGTTTTTGTTTTATCTGCCATGATTTTATCCTTTCGCCATATTTGCGCGGATTACTTTGGGGGCAAGAATTTTTTCTTTATTTAATTCTTCGCCGACTGAGGCTTCGATGAGGTGAACGATTGCAGAGACGCTTATTTTTAGCCCGAGTTTATCTGCCCAGCTTTGAACGCTTGCAGTCACTTGCTTTAAACGCATGTTTGCTGGCAGGATGCCCGCAATATAGGCTTGTTCCGCGCTCCAAACTTCAGTATTTACTATCCAGTAAAGTAAGGTTAATTGCTTTTCGTTTAACTTTGTCTTTTCTGTTTGCCACAGTTTGATAACGTAAGCGGTCAAAGCACCTGCTAAAACAGGCAAGACTAACGTTAATACAGGTTGTGCAAGTTGGTTGATTATTTCCATTATTTTTTTCCTTCTGCTTTTAGTTCTTGCTTTATCGTGCCGGCTTAATAAGGTGGGACGTGATGAGTGACACGTCCCACCTTCAGGAGAAGAACGCACCCGGAGCTAGGCGACGTTGCTCTTATGGATAGGACGATAATCTTCTACGAGTACCGCGGTGATTTGGCGGACTTTGATACGACTCTGGTCGTTGGTGAAGACGGCGTAATCGGTGGGATTGCCTGCTACGAAGATTTCAGGCTCGATACCGAAAACGTGTCCAACGGTGATAGCGGGCGCAAGAGCGGGATCAACTATCGCCGCCCAATCGGTTGCATCTGTCCATTCGGGGACGACAATCACATCATCTTTTTCGCCGATAGCGGCTTGCGTGGTGTCTCGTGGGACAAGGATATTCAAGGCGGCGGATTTCAGTTCCCGGGGAACAAGTAAGTATTTAGGATCAATTCCCAAGATACCGCCATTATCGCCGCTTGGGGCAAGCATAGCTTGCTTGTAGACAGCGGTTGCGACTGCATCCCATGCGGTGCTCGTTGTTCCCAAAGCCGTTGTGAGTAAATTCCCGTGATTAGTAGCATCAAAAAGATTGTGGGTATCCGCCATAGCTGGTCCCGTTCCGCTGTTTGCTGTAAAGATAGCGGCAATCAGGCTAGAGAGAGTTCGTACTGAGGCGTTCGCTAAGATTTTAGGATAGGCGGCAAGTTTTCGGGTATCGTCTTTTTGGAACATTTCCAAGGTCAAACCAAGATATGCACCTTTCTTGACGAATGCGGCGGTCTCTTTGTTATCTTCTACATCGAGTTGAGTATAAGGTTCGCCTTCTGCTACGGTGGGCAATACATCAACCTGCCCAACCATGATGCCTTTCATGTCTTGCATGGAGTTTACGCGCTCAATGTTGGCAATCTTTCTCCACCATCCGTAGCCCGCTTTATTAAGTACGTCTACTTGGACACGTACCAATTTATTGGTAATGTCTGCGAGAAGGTTGGGTAAATCGCTGGCTGTGGCGAATTGAACACGGATTTTCTCGGGGTCTGCTCCGCCATAAAAGCCGATGTCGCCGGTTGCCATGTGGTACATCTCACGGATACCTGATAACCGATCCGCTTTTACTTCTTTGAGTGAATCCGGACGTGGGGCGTTCATTAGGTCGTAAACAGCGGCTTCAAATTGCTCTCCACTGGTTGCGCCCATTTGTACACGTCCGGGGCCCATGATGTTTTGACCAGCGGTAAGCTGGGCGACTTCTTCTTTTTTCGCTTCAATAGCGGCGGTCAATTCTTCCGGCTCAAAGAGCCGACCGTCAAATTGAGCACGAACCGCTTTAGCGGATACTTCGGGCAAATTAGCGGCGGTCAGCGAGGATGTAAGCAGATTGCTCAACATTCCTTTGATAATCTTCTCTTGCTTTTCTTTCGCTTCCGCTTGGGTTTGCGCGGATAATTGAGCGTCTACGATGGCTTGGGCGTTTTGTACGCTTTCAGCTACGTTTTCATCGGCGGGAGTTACATCACCCGCTTGGGGGTCTTGCGTGTTTTGGGTCATACGATTGTCCTTTGCGAGTTTCGCAATTTGTAGCGCATTGGTGAATTCTCCACCACGCGCAGGGTCAATTACTACATCAACGGATTCAGCTTCTAGAATCTGTTTGACTGTAGAGCCGGTTGCTGTAAAAGATAGAGCTGCCGATAAACCAATGCCTTTGGCGAGGTCGGGGTTTTCGATGATGTCTTTGGCGAGTGCGGATACAATTTCTTTAGCGGGGCCAAAGGGGATAAAGTCAGCGCGGATGCCTTCGGCTTCTGCGTCCCATGTTGGATTTTTTAGAACGGCGCATAAATCACGGACTGAGCGGCTGTACCAGCTGTGATCTATGAAACTTTTCACGCCATCCCAAAGAGATACGCTATCTTCGAGAACATCGGCGGGGAATTCCCAGCCGTTCCCGTTGCCTGCTGTAATAATCAGCACAGAAAAGCCTTTTGCACTGGTCTCTAACTGTAGGCGGATTTTTGTTTGTTCGGTCATGAAATTCTCCTGCAAGATGAATCTTGCGTTACGTTAGCAATCTAAGAATGTGGTTTGTGTAGATGAATGCTCAACTTGAACGCAGTTAGCGCCTGCGCCAAACATGCGAATCAGGTCTTGAATAAACCAATACATGGAGTCGTATTTGTTTCCGCTTGCCATTCTGCGGGCAAAGAAATCGCTAAACTTTTCAATCTCTTCTACGGAGCATTTCAAGAAATACACTGGCTTCATTTCTTGAACACCTTTGATTCCATTGGTCGGGCGATTGTTTTCATCGTGAGAAAACTCCGTGCAAGGATTGATAGGGTAACTGCCATGCGAGGCGACCCACCGCACGCCAATATCAACTAAATCTGCGAGATGTCTTTTTTCTACGCCTTCTTTAAGTGGCATCTGCGCTTCCTTCTTCGGCTCTTTCTTCTCCAGTTGCCGCGGTTGAAACTTTGCCTTGTTCCGCCTTTGTTAGCGGTTTACGCAAGCCTGCGCCTATATTAGCGGGGACTTCCTCGCCTGCAAGGCGATAAACTAATCGTATTACTTCTTCGCTGTCAATTATCTCTCTATCGAAGAGATTAGTTATAGGCGGTTGCGATCGCGCAATTGCTAGGGCTGTAGCGGCATTATCTTTTTGGGTAATGTCGTCCATGCGAACGATCAATCCATCCGCTTTTATCCCGTTTTGGGATAAAACGATGGTTAGTACATCGGTAATTAGATTCTTGATTACGTTTTGCCGTGCCGATAGTTTCCTGAAAGTGGGCGTTCCTGCGGCGATGGCGGTCGTACGCGTAGAGCCTTCTGGTTCTGCTAACCAGTGCATAGGCACGCCCCAGCCTGTGGCTATCATCTTTTTGATTGAATTTCCGTCTACACGAGCGTCAAATGCGTCTAGGTTAGCCGATAGCACGCCCCAGCTTTCGCTTTCATCCGTAATTAGGACACTGCCCGATTCAGGTGGGTTTGCGGCAACTTCGGCTTGACGCCTTTCTCGTTCTTCTCTGCTCTTGAATTTTCCGCGCAAAACGAACATAAATGCTGTTCTGTATTTGTTTAGCTTGGCTCTATTCTCCAGCCATTCTGTGTATGTGGATAACCAAGGAAGTATTGGCGTAAAGTCACTTTCTCCGAAGAGGGCAGCGAGTGGCTTGTTAATATCGTAGTGTCGCATAAACACTTTTTGCTTTTTCTCTGGCGTGTAGGCGGGATAAAAGTTATTTGCTTCTATGCCGTAGATGTACTTTGTTTCTTGCAAAGTATCGTTCTTCGTGGTCTCAATTTTCGTTATCATCTCGGCGGGAACGGGACGAATGAAAGTTTTGTCTCCAACGTTGGAGAATAACAGAAACAAGTCGCCTGCACGGGACAGTTCATCTGTCCAAGCGGGAATTTGCTCATCGATGCGATTCAGCTTGTGGTGCCAAAAAGCCTGTATGGTATCCATCGCCTTCTTGTTTTTTATTTCTACTTCCACACCTTTCCCGACAACAAAGGACGTGGTTATTTCTACAAGTCTTCGAGCAATGGGGTTTATGCGCCACGCCCGGAGGGACTTTTCAAGAATATCTTTGCGCTTATAGTTGTATCTATCCCGGAAGAGCTTTCCGTATTCTGTCCCCAGTTTGAAGGTCGAATCCGTTTCCGCTGTAAATTGCGCCATGATAGCTTTATCTACTGCTGGTTGAATAAATCTGGTGTGAATAAAGTTTTTTATCATGAACTAAATCCTGTTTTTATAACCGTTGTCTTGAATCCGATCGTCCATTCGAGTTTGTCGAGGACAGCCACGAGGCTATCCGCAAGAAGATGATCATCGTGAATGAGTAAGCCTTCTGTGTCTCGTTCGTTCTCTGGTACTGACCATTTCAAAATCTTGCCGGGACCTGGTCTTATTTCTGATTGACAGGCTATATATTGCTTTCTGGCGGCTTCGCTGTCGGTTGCATCGCTAAATCTGCCTGTCTCGATGATGGTGATAAATCCCCAGCCAATTTCTGATTTGACTTTGCTAGAGAATTTGACGGGAATCACTTCGTCTGTAAATCTTGCGTCCAGCATCGCCCAGAGTCCTTCGCCGACTCCGCTGGCATCAATAACTTGTTTTGTCGGTTTCCAGTATTCCGCAAGAGATTTCAGCTTGCCGAAGATTGTTAAGTGATTTTGTCCTAACCATGCTTCTCGATGCACAACTCTATAGCTTGGCTTGGATTGGATCTCGACTGTCGATAAATCAATCTCGATGATGGAAAGTGTGGTTGAGTCTCTGCCTGCGTTCATCATCTCTGCGGCGGGGTCGTTCATTACGGCTTCGTCCTGCCCTGCAACATCTATTAAGAAGGCGTAGATTGCTCCGCTTTGTGGCTCATCGTGCGCTGGCTCTCTGGTTTTTATGAGAGCCATTCTCTGAGCGTTGAATAACTTCCCTTCTGCGTGTAATTCTTCGCAGAAGAATTGCGTCTTAATAAAAGGATGATTGCGCCCTAATCGGGCAATTTCTCCATCTACGAATTTCCCGTAGGCTGGTAGGACTGTGCGAACGTCATCGCTGTCGTAAATAAAGACTCTGCGGATGCCGTCCAGCTTTTCGGCGGCTTCTGCTTCTCTTCTGGCTCTGGCTAAAAGGCTGGTGGTTGTCCATGCCGTTCCCCAAAATATGCGGGTGGCGTTGGTGCTGGCAACCATCGGAGCGAATTCTTTATCGTATTTTGCGGCGAGAACGTCTTGGGCTTCGTCCACTTCGAGCAAAAGCGAAGCGGTTGCGCCGACTACGGAGGCTCTTTTGTTTCCGCTGAAGAAGGACATTACAGCACGTCCGACTAATCGCTGGTATCCGCTTCTTTTTCTCCATGCGTTGCGAGTGAGGAGATTGGACTTTAGGCGATCATCCAATCGGTGCATGGCGTTCTCTGTCTGTGGCTTGAAGGTGGGCGAAACTTTGACGATGCCCACATCCTGCAATCTGTATTTTGAAAGCAGATAACTTTCTATCTGCGCTTGCGTTTCGTTCTTTCCTGCTTGGCGTGACATTATTACTACGAAGGTCAAGCCAAGATTTTCTTCTACGCTTTTTATGATCGCTTCTGCCGCTGGGAGCTGGTAGGAGCGGAGCTTTATCCCGCCTGCACGAAAGGCGAATGTTTCTATATTGCGCTGTATTCGCTTTATCTGCTTGACGAGTGCTGCGCTATGCACGCTTCCACCATTCGCCAAAAAAGAAGAAGAGTAGTCTGTAGATTTTTTTTGACAAAAAGCTTTGACTTATACCCATGCCATAATACTTAGCAATATTCTCTCCTT